GCTGTGTCCCCAACGTGGACGACGATTACGGGCACCGGCACGATCCGTGACATTCAAACGATTGGTGCGGACGCATATGTTGTGTTCGCTGGCACCGGGTCAACACAAGGGATTGTGAAGGTTGACGGTGGGACACACACGTTGGCTGGTACAGCACAAGCGTACGGTGTCGAATTTGACAAAGTTGGTTACGCGAAAGGTCGTCTGGTTGCTGGTAGCCCCAGTTCGAGCAAACTGTGGTTCGACCCGTCAGGTAACAACCCGACCGCCGACTACACGCAGCCGGACAGCAAATTCCGTTGGGTAGGGTTTGCCGGAGGACAAAACGCCATCTATTGCGCCGGATACTCGGGGCAACGATCACTCATCTACAAAGTAACAATCCAAGCCGACGGCACATTGGACGAACCTGTCGTCGCAGCACAGTTACCTATCGGTGAAGTGGTGAACTCAATCACCGATTACCTCGGGTACATTCTGATTGGCACAAATGTTGGTGTGCGTTACGCAACCGCTGACAGCAACGCAAACCTAGTGTTGGGCCGCAACATTCCGGCACCGAACCCGATCCTGTGTGCCAGAGGTTACGACCAGTATGTGTGGGTTGGTGTCACGAACTACACCGGTGATTACACCGGGTTGGGTCGCATTGACCTTGCCCGTTTTGTCGGGGTGAACGAACCGGTACGGGCACCCGATCTGATGTATGCAGGTCAAGGCGACGTTCAGGATGTCACCACGTTCGACGGGAAACGAGTGTTTACCGTGTCCGGTGTCGGCGTTGTCGTCGAGGACGTAGACAATCTTGTTGAATCAGGTTACGTGGAGACAGGCACTTGGCGTTGGGGTATTCCAGACAAAAAGTTTTTGGCGTTCTTCGATTTCGAATATCAAGGATTGAACGGCACAATTGAAGCGGACTATGCGTTTGATGGCGGCAACTGGGAACCGTTGGGTACGGCTTACGCTCAGGGTTCTACATCTGCGACGTTTACCGGTCCGGACGACGGGTTCCGTGAAGCAAAGTTTCGTGTCACGTTGAACCGTGACGCTGCCACTTCGTCTGAAGGTCCGGTGTTGGCCCGTTGGCAGGCTCGTGCTGTGCCCACTCCGACTCGTTCAGAGCTGTTCCAAATACCGATTCTGTTGCATTCTCGTTTGTTTATTCATAACCGTGAGTATGACGTGGATGTTGATGGAGAGTTGGAGTATTTGCGGGATCTGATTCATACGCCTCGGATTGTGACGTTTCAGGAAGGGCCACGCACCTACAAGGTGATTGCTGAGAGTGTAGAATGGATGCCAGTTGACACCCCGAATAACACCTATGTGTTTGATGGGACTGCGACTGTTACGTTGAGATCGTTGGTGGAGTGATATGACTGTAGATAGACGCGAATATGCTGGTGGTGCGGTTTCGACTACCACTACTGCGACGTTGGCTTCAACGAACGCGGGTTCTGTCACGGTCGGTTTGAACGCTAATACTGGTTGGCCGTTCGGGTCGAACAAGTTTTTTGTTGTGTTTGAGCCTGGTACGGCGAACGAGGAAAAGGTGTTGGTTTCTCGTGCGTCGTCTGGTGACAGTTCGATCACGGTTGCGTCTGATTCGGATCGTGGTTTGGATGGTACGACTGCGGTGACTCATGCGTCGGGTGCGACGGTGTATCCGGTGTTCACGGCGACGGATGCTGATGATGCGAATGAGTTGGCTTCGATGTGGGAAGCTAAGGGTGATTTGGTTTCGCATGGGGTTTCGACGTTTGCTCGTCTGGCTGTGGGTTCTGATGATTATGTGTTGACGGCTTCGTCTGGTGCGTCAAGTGGGTTGGCTTGGGGTTTGGTTGATACGGATAATATTGCTGCTGATGCGGTGACAACGGCGAAGATTGCTGCTGGTGCGGTTGATACTGCCGAGTTGGCTTCTGGGGCGGTGACTGAAGCGAAGTTGGTTGCGGCGTTGGTTGAGAAGTTGGTGCCTGCCGGGACGGTTGCTGCGACGGTTAGGTCTACTGCTGACAGCGGATGGTTGTTGTTGGATGGGGCAACGATTACAAGTGCCGACTCGACGTATCCGGCGTTGTGGGCGATTGCTCCTGCTTCGTGGAAATCTGGCACGTCGCTGGTGTTACCGACGATGGCAAACAAAATGTTGGAGGGTGCTGGCACCACTACGTTGGGTGCTTCTGATGGGTCAAACACGGCTTCGTTGTCGGCGACGAATTTGCCGAAACACACGCATACGATTGACCACGGCCACGGGCATAACATCGAGGCTGACCAAGAGCAGCACCGTCACACGGTGGACCCGCCATCAACGACGGTGGGCATCACCGATCCCGGCCACCAACATGGCCTCGGCCTTCTGAATGATGGCGGTATTCCTGGGTTCCCTGGAGAAGGCCACGGAGGCTCTGTTATCGGCAGTTGGGATTCGTACGGCGCGACGACGGGCATTAGTGCTTCTGTCAATATCGCACAGTTCAACTCTGGGTACGCCGATCCGGCAATCGAAATTTCTGGTGAAGTGACCGACCTCACCGGAGGTAACTCTGGTAACGGTGGCGCAGCCCTCACCGGAGCAGCATTCAACGTCACCAACGCACACCTCGCAGTCAACTTCCAAATCAAGGCCCACTAATGACCCGCAAATACACCGGCTGGGACCGCAACGCAACCGGCAAACGCGCCGGACTTGAACAGCTCGTAGACAGCATCGAAGCATGGACCAACAAAGGTTTATGGAACAACGGGACGTGGGGAATCCGCAACAAACGAGGAAAACAAACACCGTCCGTTCATGCGACGGGCCGCGCCGCAGACCTTTCATGGCGTGACATGGGACGCAAAGGTTGCGGCGACTATAATGTTGCGTGCCAAGTAATGGACTTCCTGTACGAACACCGGGACGAACTACTCATCGAAGCAATCTTCGACTACTACCCGGAACCGTACGGTCGAGGCTGGAAATGCGACCGCGATGAGTGGACGAACTACAGCAGCCGCGCTTTCTCGGGCAGCCCTGGTGGCGACTGGGTGCATGTGGAAATCGCGCCCGACCGAGCCGACGATGCCGACTGGTACAAGACGACATTTGATCGTCTACTCAACCCGCCAACCACAGAATTCCATCCAGCCCCCATCAATTACACCGAGGACTACGAAATGAAACTTGTTCAACCTCCTGTCCGTGTCGCAGACACCAGACTTACCGGTTCGTTCAAAGCAGGCGAAACGAAGAAGATCAAAGTGGTTGACGCTGGCGCAGTTTTCGTGAACCTGACTGTCGTGCCGAAAGGCAAACCCGGTTTCATTGTTGCGTGGGGTGGCGGCAAGCAACCCGATGTGTCAAACGTGAATTTCGCTGACGAGGCGATCTGTAACACGTCATGGGTTCCTGTTGAGAACAACCACATTTCGTTGTCGGCTTCAACCGAGTGCGACATTATCGTTGACCTTCAAGCAACGGCAGACTGAACGGAGTTACTGATGATTGAGTCCATTGTGAAGCGTCTTGTTGCGACCGGTGTCGCTGCTGCTATCCCGAACGTGACCGCTGGTGTCGTCCTCGATGTTGAGGTGTGGAAAGCTGCGGTGATGTCCGGTGCGGTCGCTGTTCTTGGTGTCGTCCAAATGTTGGCTGTTGCTTACAAGGATGGCGACTTGACAGTTGCCGAAATCGAAGAAGCGTTCAAGGATTGATCTGCGATGCCGACATGGCTCGTCATCGTTCTTGCCGTGTTGGCACCTGGCGGTGTGATTACTGTTCTGATTGAGCGGACACGTCGCGAGAACAACAGGGATCATGCGAGCAACGCTTTTTTGTTGCGGAAGATTGACCACAAGGTTGATCGCATTGACGGACGGTTAGACAACCACATAGAGTGGCACGCCCACCACGACGACTGATCCGCTAGTCGTCTCAGCACGGCAGGAGGGCAATGTTGTCGGCCACCCAAATTCTTGACATACAATCGTTTTTGTGTAGAGTTGTTCCCCGAGGACCGATTGAAGAAGCAAAGTTGTCTTCGATCTTGACCGCATTGGAGGACTATGGGACTCGCACAAGCACTCACCGAGATACCGGAAGCGAAACCGAATTTGCGGTGCCGTATAGCTCGGCTCCGTGAACAGTTGTCTGGTAAAGATTTGGATGCGTTCAACACAGCGTTGGAAGCGGTGTATGCCCAACCTCGGGCAACTAGGATGGGCAGAAAGCATGGGGCTACTGCTACTTGGCTTGCTCATGTTCTAACTGAGAACGGTTACACGATTACGGACAGCACGATTCAACGCCATATTCGTGGAGAGTGTTCTTGTGGGACTCTCTGACGATATTCAGCAGGGTCCACCTTTGCCGAAGAAAGAGGTGTTGGGCAAGATCGCTGGCCTGCTCGAACGCAACGGCATCGACGTTGACGAGGTCGGCAAAATCCAACGTGTTTCGCTGTATCAGAGCCTGACAAAAAACGACGAGGGCGAAGCCGAGATCCATGATCTGATCGGTGTGCAACTGTCGCCGTCATGGGAGGACGGACCACAATGGGATCCGGTCCGGCAAGGACCGCCAGTCAAATGCTCCGTGAAGCCCCTGAAAGGCTTTACACGGCCCGACGGATACAAAACCTGTGTCATTGTCCCTGACGTACAGATCGGCTATTACAGGGCCGCTGACGGCACGCTGGAACCAACCCATGATGAATCCGCTATCACGCTTTGCTTGTCGGTGATGCGTGAGCTGAACCCGGATCTGGTGGTGTTGGTGGGCGACAACCTCGACGCACCCGAGTTCGGCAAGTACCGGCTGTCCCCAGCGTTCGCTCTCACCACCCAAGCATCCATCGACCGATGCACCACGTTCGCCGCCGAGTTGCGCGCCTGCGCCCCAGAAGCGGACATCGTGTGGATCGCCGGAAACCATGAGGAACGGTTGACCAATGCAACACTTGACAATCTCAAAGCAGCGTTCGGTTTACGCAAAGGCAATGACCCGCATGGGCTACCTGTTCTTAGCGTCCCTTATCTGTGTCGTTTCGACGAGTATCGGATTAGGTATCTGGCTGGCTACCCCGCGTCGTCTTTCTGGATCAACGAGAAACTCAAAGTCATTCATGGCACGAAAGTCAGATCGAACGGCTCAACAGCTCATGGATATCTTGCGAGCGAGAAATGTTCAGTCATCTACGGGCACATCCACCGACGTGAATGGGCCGAACGATCAAGGGAAGATTATGACGGCCCGAAAACTATCTTGGCCGCATCCCCTGGCACGCTCGCACGAACGGACGGAGCGGTCCCTTCGACGCGCGGCGGGCTTGACCTCGACGGGCGACCTTTGACTGTTGTCGAGGATTGGCAGCAAGGGTTCGCTGTCGTGACATATGCCGAGGGTGATGGCCCGTTCTGGTATGAGCAGATACCGATTCATGACAACCAAACATGGTTCCGAGGCAAGTTGTACACTTGATTCATGGCTCCTCCTAAGTCAAAGAATCCGAAGCGTTCAGCCCAGTATTATCGGGATAACCCTGAGGCGGCTGAGAAAAAGAAGAAGTACGACACGAAGTATCATGACTCGCCTGCGCGCCGCAAGTATCGTGCCGAGTTGGCTGCGGAACGTCGGAAGCGTGGCATCATGGGCAAGGGCGGTAAGGATGTGTCACACAAGAAGGATGGGTCCACCACGCTCGAATCTGCGTCAAAGAATCGTGCCCGTAACCGAGGCAAGAAGTGAGTAACCTGTTGGAATGCGACAGGTGTGGCGAAGTGTGGCCGGTTTCTTACGGTCGGCGTTGCCGGGAATGCGACCGTCCAGGAACCCCTTACAACCCGGAAGAAGACTGATGGCTGAACACGTTTACGACGAAGAAGACAACACTTGGCCGATGGTGGTTGTCCAATGGCGTGACACCCATTCGGCACCGGGCACATGGATCGAACCGGAAATGTATAAGCCTGAGCCGGTGTTGGCGTTGTCGGTTGGTTGGGTGTGGCCGAAATGTTTGGATGGGCATTTGACTGTTGTTGGCACGTTGATGCCTGACGCAGAGAACCCGACGATGGTTTCTGATGTGACGCACATCCCGATGGAGAACGTGGTTCGCATGTTCTCGTTGGCGACTCATCTGCCGGTGAACTGGTTCGAAGAAGATATTGCTTGACAGAGTGTCACACCGTGTGTCTATCCTTGCGTTAGACCACTCAACAAGGAGGAACAATGGACCGGAGAACGATACCTAAACCTGAGCATGGCTCAATGGAATGGTTGAAGATCCGTCACCGTGACGAAACTGGTTGGCCTGTTGTGTCAGCGTCCGAAGCCGCATCTGTGCATGCCGAGCATCGTTTCAAAACGAAGTACGCGTTGGCGTTAGGCAAGCTCGCACCGGAACCTGAGGTGACTGAGACGAACCGGGCGATGGATCGAGGCAACCGTCTTGAACCTGTCATTTTGGATTGGGTCGCTGACGAACTTGGTGTCGAGATCCGTACCCCTGAAGTGATGTATCAGGCTGAGGGGAACGGTGCGGTGATGATCGCCACATTGGACGGGATTGTCGGCAACGAGAAGCACCCAGATCAGGTCATTGAGATCAAAACGTACAACCGGACGTTTGACCCTGACGCAAACCTTGAAGGGTACGGCCCGTTACCGGCCTACTGGCATTGGCAAGGTGTGCAACAGGCGATCTGTGCCGGTGTGACAGAGGTGACATGGGGAGTGTTCGACGCAACACTCGATTTGAAACTGTACGTTCAGAAGGTGTGGCCCGAAGAAGCTGAAGCGCACATTGCTCAGGTCGCAGATTTCTGTAGGAACCTTGCTGTCGGCATCATCCCCGACGAATGGGAACACAACTACGACGACCTCGCTAAAGGCTTCCCGGTCGGTGACGAACCAGCCGATATTTCCGATCAGGAACCGTTGCTGTTCCAGTTGGCAGCGGTGCAAAAGGAAAAGAAAGAAGTGTTTGCTCGTGAGGACGAGTTGAAAGCCCAGTTGGCGATGGCTCTCGACGGTGCTACCGTCGGCCTCGTAAACGGCAATCAGGCTGTCACATGGCGACGACAATCACGGGCCTCGTTCGACGCTAAAAGGTTCGCCTCTGAGCATCCCGATCTGCACAAGCAGTACACAACCAGCAGCACCTTCCGGGTGCTACGACTCACAGGAGGAAAGAAGTGAGTGACACAAACACCGAGAAACTGAAACTTGT